GGCTGTCGCTCATGTTGACTTTCGGGCGGTAGGTCAGATTATCCAGCCAATCAATGTCGGCGGCTTCCACCAGTTCGCCGTAGTAGTCCATGAGCGCTTCCGTCTTCTGAGCCACGATACCGGAAGTAACGTCCGTGATTTTCCGCTTCAGTTCTGCGTCTGCGGTCTGGAACGGCACCGTTATACACTCACGATAAACCTTTTCAAACTCGGTATACGGCTCAAGGATTTTGTCCTTGACAGCAATGCGCTGAGCTTCGTATTCCTTGAATTCCTTGGTCAGCTGTGCGCGAGCATCCTTGACGCTCTTATAAGTCTGCTCTGTGCAGACCAGCGAGAGCGTGTCAGCCGTGCGCTGCTCGATGTCAGCCTTTACGCTGTGCAGCCGCTCAACGATGATGGGCAACTGCTGCAGTTCGATAACCTGCAATGCGGTTTCCTGTGCCATGTGGCATCCTCCTTTTACTTTCCGAAAACGATGGTTTTCCCGGTGTCCTTATTCAGGAGCACCATGCCGTTCGGGATATCCCGAACCCAGAGATACGCGGTGCAGTCCCAACCGGCAGCAGAGAGGGCTTCTTTCTGGCGGCGGGTCAATTTCTTGGCTTTCAAAAAATCATCTCCTCATCGGTCTTGTTGACAGCGATGTTCAGCGTGATGGTCTCCCGGCAGCGGCGGCCGAAGTTGCCCTCCGAGCCGAACATCTTGGTTTTCTCGAACTCCTTTGCGCTATACACGCTGGCACAGTTGAGAACATTGGGAATGCGGTCAGGGTGGACTGCCCGGAACGCCTGACACGCCATGTGGTAGTTGGGCGCCCAGACCACCGTCCATCCTCCACAGTACGGCTGATCATCATCTGAGCCGTATGTGAAGTAGAATTTTTCCAGATCCATCACTCAGCCTCGCTTTCGTTCTTGATGCAGATACCGAGCGCAGAGAACAAGAGCATCAGGCCAGCTTCATCTCCGTCATCCAGGCTCATAAAGTCGAGCTCCCCGGCCACAAAGCCCTCACGGAGAATCACAGCGGTGCCCACAATGGGATGACCATGTTCCGGCGTACCGTAGAGAATGCTGGCAATGCTGTTGATGGCGTAGCCTTTCAGCAGTTCCTCATCATCAATCACCATGCACAGTCCTTCCGGCAGATACTTGGGATGAACCACCTCGATGCAACCGCCGACCTCTTTCTGGAGGTTGTCCAGCAGCGGTTCGCCGAAGTCCTTGAACTGCATCTGATTCTCGGTGTTGATTGCCAAACCTTTCATAAAAATCGCTCCTTTCTGTTTGTAGGCAAAATCAAGCATAAATGAATTTCTTCGCATTGCAGTTGCTTTTCTTCGCCTTTGCGTATCGATGCGTCTCGGCTCGGCTCGTCGCCTTGCCTTCGCCATGCCATGGCTGCGCCTTCCATTTCAGTTCGCCGCCTTTGTCGTTCTCAGCGTGTCGAAGCCGCTCCTTGCCATTGCGTTGCGGAACACCGCAAGGCTCCACTTTGCCATCGCTTATCGCCTCGATGCGGAACTATGCCCTTGCGTTTCATTTCATGGCGTTACAGAGCTCTGCCCTTGCCGCGCCTTTCCTCTCTAGGCAATGCCCTCGCTTTACTCTGGTACGCTACGTTTTGCCTAGCCCTTGCAAGGCTCATCGCATCCATACGAAGCAATGCCGTTGCTCTTCTACTCGAAACGGTGCTATGCAGTTGCAGCACAAGTCATGTCGATGCTCTGCCACTGCAAGGCGTTACAGTTCGTGGCTAAACCACGCCATCGCATTACTCGGTGATTTCATAGGAGAAACGGCCTTTGCCGGAATTACGCCACTGGCCGATACCGCGCAGGGCGCCATAGTTCAGCCATTCCAAAACAGCCTTTTCGTGAGAATCGTCCATCAGCAGAATTTCAAACTCACAAGTGGAGCCAGCAGGGATTTGCTCACTGTTCGCAAGGCTTACACGCTCGCCCTGTGCGGTTTGGGCGCGAAGCGGACGCTGGCACTCGGTCATTTCGCCATTGAAATGAATGGGAATCATGCGCGGCTGAACGAAAATCAGGCCATCAATAACCTTTTTGTAGGCAGTGATCTTGCCGGATTCGTTCACGGCCTTTTTCTTGCCAGTTTCGGTCTTACCGCCGATTCTGGAGAGCATACCGCAGGAATCCTTGAAGAAACCCTTGACCTGATAGTCATACAAAACAGGCTCGCCCTTTTCGTTGCGAGGGAACACCGTCATGCCCTTGTCAGCCACGGCATCTGCACCCAGCGCAGCCACTTCATCCTCAACGGTTGCGGCATCCGGGGACTTGCTGGCAATGAACTCGCGGGCAATGTTCTGGTTGCTGGGCCATGTGCCAAGCACGGGCTCAACAAATGTCAGCTTGACTTTGATTTTTTTCATACGATTACTCCTTTTCCGGGAAGCATTCGTTGACTTCCCATGCGTCTGCGGCCTTTATGCAGCGGTCGCAGCCTACGATTGTTCCATCCTCGGCGCGATAGATGGTATCGCACCGCTGGTGGCAGATGGGGCACACAGGAGGGTCAGGGTAGCCAGCCTCCGCATCAGTCCTTGGATACAGCATCCAGCACCTCCCGGAGCGTCCGGCCCATCCAGCGGCCTACACCGTCCAATGCACCGTTGCTGTCCAGCCAGACGAACAGAGCTGCAATGGCGGCAGTCAGAACGAACTGCGCCGCCGGGAGCCGGGCTGCTGCTTGTTCTGCGGTGATGCCGTACATGGCCATCAGAATCTTAATCATTCTTATTCTCTCCTTTCTTTCTCTGCTGGTAGGCCTCCCACTCGGCATCCAATATCGCCCGCCCATTCGGCATGGCAATGATGTTGAGATAGAGTTGCTTGCAGCCTCGTGCCAGCATTTTGGCAGTTTCAGGGCTGATTTCATCCAAGTGGATGTGTGGAATACTATCCATGTGAACCTCCGTTGTTCAGTTTAACTGAACTTACAGGGCAAAAAAATAATCTGGGATGTCCGACACTTCGATTTTTAGTGCCTGACACGCAGCTTCGATTTCGTCCTGTTTCCAGTCAACCTTACCGTTGAGTTTGAGAGAGGTGGTGCGGTCCGACCATCCCATACTCTTGCCAAATGCCCCTCTGGTTCCGAAAATCTCAACGATTCGGCCCAGCAGCTTGTTATAGCTTCTCTGCATCGTTTTCACCTCTTTTCCGTTCGGTTCAGTTTAACTGAACTGTTCACACTTTACCACAACGATTTCTCCTTGTCAATACAAAAATTCACTTTTTTTGAACTTTTGGGCTGGAATACTTGAACTTTTGTTTATACCATGATATGATGTAACCATACCGGAGGTGAACCAAATGAAGCCATCAACGACCGCAGAACGTCTGCAAGAAGCTATGAATATCAGAGGTCTGAAACAGGTTGATGTTTTGAGGCTTGCAGAGCCGTACTGCCGCGCTTACGGTGTCAATCTTGGAAAAACCGCTTTGACCCAATATGTTTCAGGGAAAATCGTTCCTCGGCAAGATAAGCTAACCATCTTGGGATTAGCCCTTGATGTTTCAGAGGTATGGCTGATGGGATACGATGTTCCCATGGAAAGAAAAACTGCGCCCATCCCCATGGAAGAGGATGAGCGCAGCAAAGAGTTCGTCGAACTATTTAATCAGCTCAGCACCGAGCAGAAAAAGGCCGTTCTATATGTTATGAAAGGCTTTTTAGAAAAGCAATGACACGTTCTTGATCTTCTGCTGACAGATGCAAGAACAGTTCAAGTGCCAGCATGGCGCGAAGCTGCTCTCGGACATCATCGGAATCGATGGAAACGTCCATAATATTCCGCTCCTTTCTGTAAAATTACTGCCAGCAGTTTATCTGATTATACCAGAATAACATACGGTTTTCAGCCGTTTGTAAAATAATGCCAGAATACGATGAATAATTATGATTTTGACTACAACTGGCAACGTGCAGGGTAAAAACGTAACGGAATAGGTGATTTCTTATGGATTTGAAAGAAATTGCACTTCACTTGCAAGATTTTAGGAATGTCTATGTGACAGGGAATCCCGCCATGTTGAGGAGCCGGACGGATTTTCTTGATATTTTTTCAGCGTATGGTCTGGCCGCAGACATGAGCGTGTCAAAGAAGACCGGGCTTTTAATCGTGTGCAGTGACCCGATGCAAAAGAAAATCGACAGAGCTGCCGCCCTAAACATTCCAATCATTTCAGAACAGCAATGGTTTGAACTTATGCCGGAACTAGAAGCCCTCGGAATGTGGAATGGAAAGCCAATTCCGTTTGCGGATGACAATGGCATCTACCGTTTTGATGTGGGTGGTGTTGGATAATGGCAAAAAAGAAGAAGCCCGCCGGGGGCAACGCCATCATCTATGCCCGCTACTCGTCCCATAACCAAAGGGATGTTTCCATCGAACAGCAGATTGAGGCCTGCCGGAAACACGCTGCAGAACTTGGGCTGACCATCACCGACACCTACGAAGACCGCGCGATCAGCGGCCGCACCGACAACCGTCCGGCGTTTCAACGGATGATGCGAGATGCCGAGGACGGAAAGTTTCAATATGTCTTGGCGTGGAAGTCCAACCGCATGGGTCGAAACATGATGCAGGCCATGGTCAATGAATCCCGCCTGATGGATTGCGGTGTAAAGGTGTTCTACGCCGAGGAGGATTTTGACGATTCGGCCGCTGGGCGTTTTGCCTTGCGCAGTATGATGAACGTCAACCAGTTCTACTCGGACAACTTGGCCGAAGATGTGCGCCGTGGCCTGATGGACAACGCCAGCAAGTGCATGGCGAATGGCCGGCAGCCGCTGGGCTACAAGCGTGGCGAAGGTGGCAAGGTTGTTGTTGATGAACCCGCAGCAGCAATCGTCCGGGAGATTTACACTCGTATTGCTTCTGGCGAAATGTTTATGGACATTGCCCGCGATTTGAACCGCCGAGGGATAAAAACGCAGTCCGGCAGCGAATGGAACAAAAGCAGCTTCAAGGTTCTGTGCCGTAACGAGCGATACCGTGGAATTTACATATACGGCGATACCCGCATCGAGGGAGGCATCCCGCCTATCGTTGACGATGTTTTGTGGTACAAGGTGCAGGAGGTTCTCAAGGTGAAAAAAAGCAAAAATAGGCACCACTGCCCCAGCGATGAAGATTACCTCTTGACTGGAAAACTGCGGTGTGGGAAGTGCGGCGGCTACATGATCGGAATGTCCGGCAGGTCAAAGACCGGGGATGTGCATCATTACTACGCCTGTCAGAATAGACGTGTCGGCCATACCTGCGACAAGAAGAATATCCGCCGGGATGTTGTCGAGCCAGCGGTGGCACAGGCCATCAAGCAATATTGTCTGACAGATGACGCAATCGAGTGGATCACCGACCAGACTATTGCTTACTGGGAGGACGAGGACAGAAAGCTCCAGATTGACTCGATTGAAAACGATCTCTCTGCTGTGCAGTCTTCTATCTCGAACGTGATGAAAGCCATTGAGATGGGCGTTATCACTGAAACGACCCGCGACAGGCTTATCGAACTCGAACGGCAGCAGACCGACTTGAAATCGAAGTTGGCACTTGCCAAAGAGGAAATCGTCCACGTTGACCGTAAAGATCTCATTTCCAGCCTGTTGGCTTTCAGGCATGGAAATGTTCATGACCGGGCATATCAAGAAAAATTATTCAATGCTTTCTTGATAGCCGTTTATGTCTACGATGATGACCATTTGAAGCTGGTGTTTAACAGCTTCGGAAAAGACGATACCGTAAACATCGCCCTTGACCTTGGAGAAAATGACGATAATTCAGGACTTTCGGATGTGTCAAAAAGTTCGCCTATACTCTCCAACGGTCAACCAAAAAGACATCCGAACACTCCGGATGTCTTTTTTTGTCGTATCCGGGTTATGGAGTGCACTCCGCCCTTGCACACGAGAGGAGTATTGGACATGGAAAACATCAAGAAAAACTTCGGTTTTGGCTGTATGCGCCTGCCCATGAAGGATGGTGAGATCGATCTGGCCGAAACCAGCCGGATGGTCGATTATTTTCTGGAGCAGGGCTTCAACTACTTCGACACGGCCCACGGCTACCTTCAGGGCCGGAGCGAGACGGCGCTGAAGGCCTGCCTGACCAGCCGCCACCCCCGCGACAGCTACATCCTGACCAACAAGCTGACCGGCACTTTCTTCAAAACTGAGGCTGACATCCGTCCCTTTTTCCAGAGCCAGCTGGAAGCCTGCGGTGTGGACTATTTTGATTTCTACCTGATGCACGCCCAGAGTGCAATGTTTTACCAGCATTTCAAAAAATGCCGGGCCTATGAGACCGCTTTTGCGCTGAAGGCCGAGGGCAAAATCAAGCATGTGGGCATCTCCTTCCACGACCATGCCGAGGTACTGGAGCAGATCCTGACCGACTACCCGGAGATCGAGGTGGTGCAGATCCAGTTCAACTATGTGGACTACGACGACCCCGCCGTGCAGAGCCGCAAGTGCTATGAAGTCTGCCGCAGGCACGGCAAGCCCGTGCTGGTCATGGAGCCTGTGAAGGGCGGCAACCTGGTCAACCTGCCCGAAGAGGCCCGGAAGGTGCTGGACGAGCTGCACGGCGGCAGCCCAGCCAGCTACGCCATCCGCTTTGCGGCGGGCTTCCCCGGCATGATGATGGTGCTCTCCGGCATGAGCAGCATGGAGCAGATGAAGGATAACCTCAGCTACATGAAGGACTTCCAGCCCCTGAACGAGACCGAGCTGGAAGCCGTAAAGAAGGTGCAGTCGATCTTCCGCGGCATGAATCTGATCCCCTGCACCGCCTGCCGCTACTGCACCGACGGCTGCCCCAGGCAGATCGCCATCCCCGACCTGTTCGCCGTGATGAACACCAAGCAGATCTATCACGACTGGAACGCCGACTTTTACTATAATAATGTCTATACCGGCGCAGGCCGCCGGGCATCTGACTGCATCCAGTGCGGCAGGTGCGAAAAGGCCTGCCCTCAGCACCTGCCCATCCGCAAGCTGCTGACTGAGATCGCCGCGGAATTTGACAAGCAGTAAATAAAAAGAGCGATACAGCAAACGCTGTATCGCTCTTTTTTCGTTAACGGGAATTAGTAATTCAGACCGAAGCCGCTGCGGTAGTAATTGCCGTCGGCATCGCAGTAGGCGTAGCTGCCGCCCTTGACGTTGGCGAGGATGGCGGGATCAATGTACTGATCCTTATCGTAGCCGGGCACGTCGTTGGGAGAGGCGCAGATCTCGCGCACCACACCGTCGATCTCCTGCTCGGTGATGGCAATGACGGCGGGGTCAGAGACCATGGTCAGGCTCAGCTTGCCGGTGGGGGCAAAGTCGCCGCTGATGACATCGACCTGAGCGTTCAGGGCGTTGTTCAGGGCAACGGCGCTGACGGTGTACTGGATGGTCAGTGCATCGCAGTAAGGCTCCAGCTTGTTCAGCAGCCAGGGGTTGCAGACCACGCAGGTGCCAACCACCTTGCCGCCGCGGGCATGGATGGCATCGGCCAGTTCCTTGATCTTCTCCACGTCCTTCAGGGTGACAACGGTGACCTTGTTGCCGGTCTTTTTCTGGCTCTTGTTGCGCTCGCGCTCGTCGGTGACGATCTCACCCATCTCGATGACGGGCATTGCGTACTGGTTGAACACCAGACCGTTGCTGATGGGCCAGACGTGCAGGTAGAGCACATCGGCTTCCTCCGGGGTGGCCACCACGGTGTAGCCCTTCTTCTCAAAGGCTTCCGTCAGGGTCTTGCGCAGAGCGGCATCCTCGTCCGTGTTGCCCAGACCGGCACCCATGGCCTGTGCCATCTGTGCAAAGCCGGAGTCCACACCCTTGAAGGTGACGATGCAGACCTTCTGGCTCTTGGCCAGAGGCAGGAGCTTCTCGTGGTTCTTGACCAGAACAACGGCCTTCTGGTTGGCCTCGTAAGCCTTCTTCTTGGCACCGTCGAAGTTGTCCAGGCGGGCCTGATCGGCCTTGTCGGGGTCGAGGTAGGGGTTATCCACCCGCTTGGTGCGGAACAGGCTCAGCAAACGGTTGTAGCTGGCACGGTCCAGATCTGCCTTGGGCAGCAGACCGTCCTCCACAGCCTTGACGATGTTCTCGGGGTCGGTGTTGCCGCCGATGACATCGGTACCGGCAGAGATGGCCTTGGCGTAGCGCTCAGGCTCGGTGAGGTTCTCCACGCCGTAGATCTGAACGGTGGTGATGCCGGAGTCAGAGTTGACATAGCCGTCAAAGCCCATCTTGTTCCGGGCCAGATCGGTGATCAGCTCCTTGCTGTAAGCGCTGGGCACTTCCTCGGTGCTGGTGATCTCGCCCCGGTAGGTCTGGGGCACGGCACGGCCATCGGTGGCAATGCGGGAGTAGTCCGGCATGATGGAAGAGACCTTGTGGTCAAAGGCGCGCTGGAACGGGGGCAGATGATACTTTTCCATAGAGCCGGGGGTGCGGTAGATGCGCCACTGGCCGATGGGCACATGGGGCTCAAAGCCATTCTCAGAGGGGGCATCGCCGGGGAAGTGCTTGATGGTCAGAACAACAGAACCCTCGTTCAGGCCGTTGTCGCCATCCTGATAGCCCTTGACCAGAGCCTCGGCAATGTCACTGGTGACATCGGGACGCTCGCCGTAAGTACCGGAGGTACGGGGCCAGCGGGGGTCAGAGGTCACATCGACCTGAGGGCCGTACATGATGTTCAGGCCCTCGGCCTTCATCATCTTGCGGTCGGTCTGGGCCATCTCATAGACCATGTCGGTGTTGCCGTCGCCAATGACAGCCGCGCCGATGCCCAGAGAGTCCGGGTAACCGATGTTGATGGGGTTGGTGTGGAGAGAGTACGGAATGGCCACGCCGCCCTTGCAGGCCTCGTATTCCAGCATCTGGGTGCCGGCGTTGTGGTACAGGGCCACCATGCCGGCCTCACAGCGCATGTCACCGCGGTAAACACCGGCGGCGATGTGCTTTTCCAGAACGTGGCTGTCATCAATGCTGACGGTCATGCCGGGCAGAGGGCCGGGCATGGGCTTTTCACCGGGGTTGTGGTGCTTGTAGATCTTGCCCAGCTCCAGCTTGCCTTCGGCGTTGGTGGCCTCGGCACGGGTGGGCACCACAGGGCTGTTGAACAGGGTGTTCAGCACAAGGCCTGCCTGCTGATCCAGCCGCAGATGCTTGACCATATCCTCAGCGCGCTGCTCAGGGCTCAGCCGCCAATCCTTATAGGGGGCCAGCTCGCCGCTGTTGTCCAGATCCTTAAAGTACAGGCCATCCTTGACGATCACGCCGCAGGTGGTCACACCGATGTCGGGGCCGTTGACGTTGTGGAAGATGACCGGCTCAAGGTACTGGTCAATGATCTGCTCGCCCTCTTCCAGAGCGTAGGGTGCAGGGATCACGCCGTCTTTGGCATCTGCCCACTGGTCGGCGCTGGTATACCGTGTCTGCATAATGTTTCTCCTTTGTTTCTGTGCCTGCCACAGCACAGCTGATATATTACTTGCCTGTTTATTATACTTCCAGCGCAGATCGTTCGCAAGCAAACAAATAAAAAAAGTCACAAACTTTGGCGTAGTATACAAGGATGCTCTGCCGGATTTGTGCAACTTTCCCCTATCCTGATCCACAAACCGGGTTCGTTTCCTGCTGACAATGCTGCTTAAAAATAACCCTCTCCGTCAAAGCCTGCGACGTTGACGGAGAGGGTCGTATCCTTAATTTACCAGATCATCTGGATACGGCCTGCGCCGTACGGATCCTCGTAGTTGAGCAGGTAGCCGGGGTAATCGGCCAGCGGGCTGTTGGCGCTTGCCAGATGCGGCAGACCGTTGGCATCCACGCCGCCGAACATGGCTGCGTAGCTGGACATGACAAGGTAGTCCTCAGAGACATAGTCTTTGATGAGAGTCGCGCCATCGAACATGGCAAAGCCATCGCCCAGATTGCGCAGGGTGTAGTTCATGCCGGCCAGAGCGTAGGTGGCGTTCGGGTCAAGGGGCTGATAAGTACCGGTGGTCTTGTCGTAGATCTCCACATTGCTGACACGCGGGATGGCGGCGCTGCCGGTCCAGACATTCTTGTCGTTGGTCTGAACGGTGTTGGGGATCATGGGGTGGATCGTGTACCTGGCACCTGCCACCTGCAGGAAGCCGCCGTTCTCCTTGCCCTCAGACCCGGCAAAGCGGGCACCAAACTCCAGAGCGTCCTGGATCTGCTGGCCAGTCACGGACATCAGGCAGGCCACGTTGCCAAAGGGGCTGACGGTCTTGCAGGTCTTGAAGCTCCAGGGGCCAGCCTCCACATCGGTGCGGATGCCGCCGCCGTTCATAATGGCGATATCACAGTGGAGCTCCTCGATCTCGTTGAAGTAGGTGTAGATGCCGTCGGCCACGAAGTCGCCGAGGTTGGTCTCGCCGGAGCGGATGCGGCGCTTGCCGGTGGCGGGATCGTTGATGTAGAATTTGGTATCGCCCACTGCGATCTCCTCGCCCAGCATATCGTCCACTGCGCTGATCCAGTTGGAGGCGGTGGCGGCCACGGCAGCATCCAGACCCTCGTAGGTGTCGATGAGCTCAGTGGTGATGGTGCCGTCTGCGCCCACAGTCATCTTGCCGATGTTCTTGAAGTAAGAACCGGTCTGGGTCAGGGTGACTGCCTTGCCGGAAGCATCGGTGACCTGCTTATTGGCCATCACGGTGTGGGAGTGGCCGTCGATGAAGGCGGTGAAGCCGTGGGTGTGTGCAATGACTTCCTCACTGGTCCAGGGAGAGGAGGAGGGGTCAACGCCCAGATGGCCCAGACCGATGATGGTGTCAGCGCCCCAGAACTCAGCCTTGTCGATGGCTTTCTGAACGGCATCGTAGAGCTTCTGGCCGTCCTCGCCGCCCAGAATGTCGTAGATGTACTGGGTCTGGGCATCGTTCATAAAGTAGGCCGGGGTGGACTTGGTGAAGGTCTCGGGGGTGGTCACGCCCACAAAGGCGATCTTGCGGCCGCCCACAAAGAAGAACTTGACGCTGGGCAGAACGTTGAAGCCAGTGCGCAGATCGACCCAGTTGCAGGAGACATAGGGGAAGTCGGCTTCCCGGAGCACAGCCTTGGCGCGGGCCATGCCGTAGTCGAACTCGTGGTTGCCGGGGGTAGCCAGATCGTAACCGGCCTCGTTCATCAGCTCGATGATGGTAGCGCCGTCATCCATGGAGCCGTAAGCGGTGCCCTGGATATGGTCGCCTGCGTCCACCAGCAGCACATCCCGGCCGGTGTCCTCGATGCTCTTTTTCAGGGCAGCAATGGCGGCATAGGTGGGCTTGGGGGACTTGTTGTCGATATAGGTGTGGACATCGTTGGTGTAGAGGATGGTCACATCCGCTTTGTCACCAAAGAAGCAATTGGTCTCCTCCGCAAAGGCGGCGGGTGCACCGACAGAAACTGCGGTCAGTGCCGTGGCAGCACCGGCAGCCTTGATAAAGCTGCGGCGGGTAATGAACTGTTTCACAGGGAAAGACCTCCTTTTTATCTTGGGTGCTCTCG